CGCAGTGCCGTCGAGGTTGGCCAGGGCGTAGATTTCGCCCGCCCCGAGTTGCACTTGCAGCGCCGCCGGACTCACCGGCGCGCACCCCAGGCCGTTGAGCAGGGTGTGGGTTCCCAGTACGGCGGCGGCTAGTTTCGCCAGTCCGATGAGGGCGTATTTGTTGCTGTTGAGTAGGTCGGTTTCCAGTGGGATTTGTCCAGGGTAGACGATTTGCCGGTCCACGAATGACTCCTAACGATGGATTGAATAAAAAAACCCGCGAAACGCGGGGAGGTGGCCTCCGGCCAGCAAGAACGTGGGTCGAGCAACGGTTAGCGGGTTCGGCACGATGTGCGAACGTCGTTGTTGTCCACCGGGAATCGGGCGCTGCCATGTCCTGCCGCCACGATGGGCCGGATTTTTAGACGGTCCATCGCGGCCTTTCCGATGAAAACAAGACTGGGTGGCGTTCGCTCAGGATAAGCGCGCGCGTCAACACGCAGCGGCGCATTCGCGCGCACGGCCGGGCGCGATTGCGCACCGGCCCCGCAAACGGATAGGTGTACGGCGAGCGGAGCGCCCGCCTTATTCCCCGAAGGCTGTGGGCCAGCCGCCGGAGAAATCGTAGTTCGCCGGGTCGGCGCTGGCGTCCAGCGCCGCTTTGTGGCGCTCGGCGGCGCTAAATAGCGCCTGATCGCCGGCCGCCGCCGCCGCGACCATGCGCCGCGCGAGAGCAGCGGTTATCGTGACGACGCGGCCGTCCATCGTCTTCGCGGAATGGGCGGAAGACGCACCGCGCCCTAGCGCCGCCCTGATCCGCCGGAGACGCCCCGTGACGCCCGCGCCCAGCAATGCAATCCCCAATTGGCGCAACCGGCTTTCCCGATCGCCGTGGAACCATTGGCCGTCGACCGGATAGCCGCCGTCATCGATCCGCCGGTCGCGCTCGGCTTTGATGGCTGCCCACCGCACGGCCTTTGCTTCAGTCAGCGTCTGCGCAAGCTGCGGCGTGTTTCCTTCGGCTAGCCAGCCTTCGTAATCACTCCACCAGCGGTGCCCGCGCGGAATAATAGCGTGATCGGCAAGACGGATCACAATATTTGAGTCGGTTGTTAGCTTATAAACCATTCGACCTCCTTTTATAATTCAGCATCCGCTGTCCATTGATACATAATTCCTTGGCCGCTGCCCGTGGCTGGGCCGCATCCGGCCGAAAAAGATTGTTGCCCGATAATACTGACTCCCGCGGCTACTTCTGTATCTCCAGTTAGCGTTTTGGTACAAGTCCCGGCAACCCCGGATACCGTTCCATAAGGAATGATGGCCGGGATTGATCTTTTGCTGACCCGGAAAAATGTCGAGCAACGTATCTCGTCCGTTGTCGTTATTTGAGCCATAACAAATTCTGTGGCGCCGGCGGTGATGGCCGTTCCAGGAAAAACGTCTTGCGCATAGCTTTTCTCGTAGTACCGCTGACAGAGCGCGAGCGTTTGCTGTGGCGGCAATAACTCAAACGCCGTCGCGGACGGGCTCGCCTCCAATTGGACTTGCGCCAGATCGATGGTGCAAACCGCGCCGGGAAGCGTGAAAATCAATTGCAGGCAATCGTCGCCATTGGCGCCAAGCGTTTTCCCGCTAATCGACGGCGGCATGAACGTGACGCTGTATTGCTGCCACGAAGTGGTCAGATTGAACGAACTCAGCAAAACCTGAACCGGCGTGGACGGCGCGCCGCCAGTACCAAAAACTTGTCCGAACGCCACCGTGACTGCACGCGCAGCATCGGCCTTTGCCCAGAACGACGCCGTGATTTGCTTGCCGGCGAAGGTGCGCACCCCCTCGATACGCTGCTCGATGCCGGGATTTCCTCCTACGTAGGCGGTTACGGCATAGCGCAGCCAATAAGCCGGTTCATTCGGCACGACGTCCTGGCCCGGCGCGAAAGCTTGGCGGCTGATCGTGGAGTTGTTGCCGCTTGTCCCAATGTCGGCAAACCAGCGGTCCGCCGTATAGTTTGATCCAGCGGTCGTCAGCGAGAAAGCAGTATTGCGCTGCCAGATGTCGAAGTTGCCGTTGGTGAGGGCGTTCTTGTGTGGGGAAGACACCCCGGTTGCCGGATTCAACAGCACCCACCGATCCAGCGTCGCGTCGTACTGCAACTCGAGCCAATGCCCCGCCCCGGCAATGTCGCCGACAGCCAGCGCGGAACCCGCGCCCTTGACGATGGCCTTGGCGGCGATGACGCCGCTGTTGGGCGTGAAGGTCGGCGCCGCCGTGGCGTTGGCCGCCGCCGCGCGCACGTACAGTGTCATGCCGTGGGTTAGCGCGGTGATCGCCGGGGTGTAGCCGGCGGTGAGCGCGTCCGCCGTGCCGCCGCTGTCGGCGCTGCGGTAGTGGTTGTCTTGGATGCCGGTCTGGGTGGCGTAGCGCGCGTCGCCGCTCGCCTGGCTGATTTTCTGCGTTAGGGTTTCGGTGATGAACGGCGCGGCAGGAGCGATTTGGATGTCCGCCGCGGTGATGGCCGTCTGGCCGTTGGCGACGGTGACGAGGTAGCCGCCGACGTAGCCCGGATCGGGCGCGGGCGCGATTTGGCTGCCGCTGGTTGCGGCAATGCCCGCTTTGACCGTGACTTGGCATATCCCTTGGCGCACGGTGTGTTGCGCCGTCCCGCTGTTGTTGGGGCCGCTGTAGGCTTGCGCCGGGTTGGCGGCGTTGTAGTACGGCAGCGCTGTCGCGCCGCTGTCTTGGTCGAAGTAGCCGATTTGTACCAGGTAGGCGATGCTGTCGCCGGCGGTGGCCGGTGGGGGGCAGTCCAGGGTGACCGCGTCCAGCAGCAGTCCTTGTTTGAGGAGGCTGTGGGTGGTGTCGGCGGCCAGTGAGGAGTACGCGGTGCCGTCGAGGTTGGCCAGGGCGTAGATTTCTCCCGCCCCGAGTTGCACTTGCAGCGCCGCCGGGTTCATCGGCGCGCACCCCAGGCCGTTGAGCAGGGTGTGGGTTCCCAGTACGGCGGCCGCTAGTTTCGCCAGTCCGATGAGGGCGTATTTGTTGCTGTTGAGTAGGTCGGTTTCCAGCGGGATTTGACCCGGGTAGACGATTTGCCGGTCCACGAATGACTCCTAACGATGGATTGAATAAAAAAACCCGCGAGACGCGGGGGGGTGGGTTTTCTGGAATCGGACAATTAGTTGCCGATGCGCGTCCAGAGGATGGAGCCCACCGGCTTGGCGCCGTCGACGGCGGCGTAGATGTCGGCGTCGGTGACCGCGCCTTCGATCATGGCGAGGGCCGCGTATTCTGCTTGCGACGCCGCGCCGTAGCCGCCGGCGGGGTCGCCGTAGCCGTTGATGTTGGGTATGCCGGTTCCGGCGGGCCGGTAGGCGGTGACGAACGCCTGGAACGGCAGCAGGCGCGAGCCGTAGCCTCCCGCCGCGTCGTAGCCGTAGAGCGCGCTATAGGCGCCGGTGTCCAGGGGCCGCAGCGGTTCGAAGACGCCGGGGGTGCGCCCGGTCAGGTCTTCCAGCACTTGGACGACGCCCTTGCGGGTGGCGCGCTCGCGCAGCAGGCGGGCGAGGATGCGGCTACGGAAGGAGGCGTCGCTTTGGTGTTGGGCCCGCTTGAGCCCGCCGCCGAAGAAGTCGTGGGCGACGAGGTCCAGCCAGCCGCCGCTGGCGGTTTTGATACGCGTTTGCTGTTTGGCGTAGACGTACAACCCGTGAACGAAGCTGCCGCTCCAAGCCATGCCTTGCAATAGCGCGTCGAGGATGGGGGTGTTGTCGCCAAACCATGGCGGCAACAAGGTTTTAATCCGCCGTAATACGTCTTGTTGATCTCCTGTCGCCATTTACGCCACCGTAACCGTTCCGGTCTTAACGACCTGTTGTGTGGTGGCGGTCACGTCGGCCGTGCCGCCATTGAGGGTCACGCCGGTGACGTTGTCCACGCCCGGCGAGGCGTCGTAGGCCACTTGCACCAGCCGCGAGTAGGTCAGCGGTTGACCCAGGTCCAGGCTGTTGACGTAATCGGTGAGGGCGGCGACCACCGTGGCGATGACGGCGTTGTGGTCGTAGCCGGCGGCGGTGGCCAGGGTGAGGCTCAAGTCGGCGCTCACCACCACCGGGGCGAAGACGCCGAAGCTGGCGCATACCGGACGCACTGCGTCGATGGCGTTGGAGACGCTGGAGAGCAGCGTGGTGGAGGGATAGCCGGTGCCGTCGTCCACCACGACGTAGAAGTAGCCCATCTGCGTCGTGCCGCCGTATTGCTGGTTTTCCGTCAGGGTGTAGCGAATGCCTTGCTGTAGCGAGGTGATGGCGTAGCCGACGGCGTCCTTGGTGGCTTTCGACAGGCTGGCGAGGTAGGCGACGAAGCGTGCGCGCAGGGCGGTGTCGCTCTCGGCGTCCACGCCGTTGGTCAAGGCGGCGGCGTTGGCGACGGTGTCGATGCCCGGCACGGCCTGGATCAGGGTGTTGATTTGGCCGATGGCGGCGTTGGCCGCCGCGCCGGGCTGATCCGCCTGTACCGGCAAGGTTAGGCTGGTGTTCCCCACGGCGAGGAGGTAGCTGTCCAGCGCAGTATTGTAGTTGGGATTGGCGGTGTCCAGGGTTACGTGGTAGCTCTGGGCGCCGTCGGCGCTCTGCACTTGCGCGCCGACCGGAATCACCGCTTGCTGCGCGGCGGTAAAGCGGGAGAAGGTCACTTGTCCGCTGGCGGCGGCGGCGGGCAGACGTGTCAGGCCGTAGTCGGCGACCCAGGTGTCGAGGTCTTCACCGCTGGCGGTCGCCGCTCGGGTCGCCGCCAGCAATTGCAGGATGAGGCCTTGCAGCCACAGGACGACGGCGCTGTTGGCTTCGACCACGGCGCGCAGGATGGAGCCGACGGTTAAGTCGGCAAGGGTGCTGGATGCGCCTTGAATGGCCGTGGCCTGGTCGCGCACCAGCGTGATGAGGTCCTTGGTGGTGATATTCGGCATGGGTTACCTGCTCACGTTGAAGTTGAGAATCACCGGCGCTTTCGATACGGCGTCGGCATAGCGGATTGCGCAGGTGACGCCCTTGGGCGTCGGCGTCAGGGTGATTTGCGGTTCCGGGGTTTTGGCGACGGCTTCCTCCAGCAATATCTGGCCGCGGATTAATGCCCGCAGCTTGGGAAGGTCCAGGGTGTCGCCCACGCGCCTGCGCACGCCCGCGCCATAGCTGGGGTGAAAAAGGTAGTCGCCGGGATTGGTCAGCAGCCGCCGCAGTACGCGCTGCTGACCGCGCCCGTCGCCGTCGACCGGCATGAGGTCGCCGGTGGCCGACACGCTGAGGTCGGCGCCGAAGTATTGGTTGAGGTCGTTCATAGGCTGTTCGATGGCGTTCCGGTATTACCGCCCTGGGCGTCGGGGTGGGTATGGGTGTTGTAGTTGTCGCGCACGTGCTGCAGGCTGCCCTTGCCCGCGCCGTGGTCGAACAGGTCCACGCTGGCGGTGATGTTGCCGGTGACGGTGAGGTCGCCGGTTAGGTTCCACGCCGCCGCGCTGCCGGTTACCGCGCCCGCCACGGTGAGGTTGGCCGCCGCGCCGACGGTGGCGTTCAGGTCTTGCGCGCTGTGCACCTCCACCGAGCCGTCGTTGTGGAATTTGAGGAAGCTGCCGGAGGCGTGCACTAGCCAGAATTCGCCGCTTTGCACGCTCAGCGGGCGATCGGCGTCGTTATAAAAGCGCTGGCAGATGAAGCCGGTTTCGATGTGGCCTTCCTGAAATTGCACTTCCACCAGGTCGCCGGCGGTCGGCGGTGCGAATAGTCCCCAGCCGTTGCCTGTCCAGGGCGACACCACGGGCAGCCAGCCGGTTTCGACGTCTTCCGGCTGCAGCCGCACCTTGGCGCAGTAGTTGCCGGGGTCGTAGCTGGTGACGAGCCCCAGCCGCACCGTGGCGCGATTGCCGTCCACGAGCTGCGCTTGGGCGCGCATGGCGTTGAGCAGTGCTTGCATCATGGGGTTTGTCCTCCGGCGGCGGGCGCGTGGTTGCTGGCGTCGACGGTCATGGTGTAGCCTTCGCTCGCGCTCATGTGGCGAACCACGCTGCTTGGGTAATAATGTTGGTCGAAGGCGGTGCCGGTGCCGCTCACTTGAATGAGGCGGGTGACGTCCAGGACGCCGTCGGCGGGTAGTTCGGCCGTTAGTTTCATTTCATGGCGGGCGATTTGCTGGTGCAGCGCCTGCGCCCGCCGCAGTGTTTGCCGTTTGTCCAATCCGGGAATCGTGTAGTGGTAAATCCGGCCGTCCGCCGGGGCGGTGGCGGGAACGGCGGCGACAAACCGTTTTTTTTGCTTGGCGTTCCACGAGCGCACGATCACTTGGTTTTCATGGATGGCCATGAGGTTGCGTGAAAAGCGCAGCGTTTTGCCGTTAAAGAGTGCGTAACCGCGCTCGCCGGTGGGCGGCTGCCATTGCAGGCGATAACAATCGTCGCCGGGCGTCGGCAGTGGCCGAAAGTACAGGGTCTGGCCCTTCACGTAGACCATGAATTGCTCTTCGTGGGCCAACCCCGTCAGCAGTTCCCACTCGCTGCTCTGGTCGTTGAAGCGGTTGTGGTCAATTTCGTAGTACCGCCCCGCTGGGGTTGTAGTTTTCGTCACGACCGCCTTCAGATTATGGCGAGCGGCGATGCGCTCGGCAATTTGCGAGCTGGTGAGGTTCAGGAATTTTTCCGAGGTTTTCGCGTCGCTTAGCCGTGTCGTCAGGTCACGCCCGCTGATGTCGAGGATTCCCCGTACGGGATCGTAGTGTATTTCGTCCACTTCCCCATCAATTACGCTGTCGAGGTCCGCCGTGGTGAAATTTTCCGGGTTGCCGGGAAGTCCCGCCAGGATTTCGATGGCGATGGTTTTTTGGCACGGCCACCACGCCGCGTCGCGGCCCGCCGGCAATTGGGCGGCGGCGAAGGCGATACGGAAGGTGTCGGCTTGGTCGTAGGCGTTGTTGTCCACTTCCCACGACACCCAGCCCGGCGTCACGTCGCCGTTTACCTTGACCAGTCCGCGCGGGCGGCGCGCGACATCGGGAGCGGGCGCAGTATTAAGCATTCAGCACCCCGCCGGTAGCGCCAGGCAGCGGCGGCACCCACAGGGTATGCACGCCGTCGATGACGGGGTCGACCAGGCCGTTGGCCCGAGCGATTGCCGTCCACGCGCTGGCGTCGTTGTATTCGGACGCCGCCAGGCTAAAGAGGTTGCCGCCCGCCACGGTGATGGTCTTGCCGCTGTCGCCCACAGCTTTGCCGACACGGGCTTGCGCCTGCGCCAGCACGGTGCGGATGCGCCCCAGCACGGCTTTTAGTTTCAGCAGTGCCGGCAAGCGCGCCATGGCTTGCGCTTGGGAAATAAGGCGAGCGGCCCGCTGCGCCACCGGGTTGTCCGGCAACAGGCCGCCCAGGGTGGTCGCGTCGGTGACGACGCCGCCCACCGCGGCGATGGTTTTTTGGACGCCGTTGACGATCTCGACAACTTGAGAGACCACGCCGTTGGCTTCGTCGGCCAGTGTCTCGGCTCGCGCGATGGCGGCCGCGATTGTGGTGAGCACGGGGTTGATTTGCTGGCGCAACGCTTGGCCGAAGTCCGTGATGCCGGCGGTCATTTGATCCAGCGTTTGCAGCAGGCCGGAAAGCGAGCTATCGCCGATTTGGCCGCCCAAGGTCTTGGCCGTCGCCGTATCCTGCGCGACGGCGTCCTTGACGCTGGTGAGCGCCGCGTGCTGCACCGGCTGGGTCATGTCGTGCACGACGACGCAGCTGAGGCGATAGGGTAAGTCGTAGAAGCGCTTGAAGTCGCAGTGCAGCGACTGAATGACGACGTAGAACGCCAATTCGTGCCAAGTCAGCGCCAGCGGCTGGCCCGCCACCCGCAAGCCGTCCAGGTGGCGGGCGCGTTGTAGGGCGTCCGGGCCTTGCAGCAGACCGCTCCATTCGATGGGTTTGTCGGCGCGGCCCATGGCGTCCACGACGCGAACGCCGCCCACTAGTTCGTGCACTGTGAGGTGCTGGTCGCCGCCGAAGGGGATTTTTTCCGGAATTTCCAGGCGCGAGAATTTGAAATCGCCGAGTTGCAGTACGGTATCGTGTTTCATCGTGCGTAGCTCATTTGTATGGGCGGCGACGCCAGGCTCATGTCGAAGGATCGCCCGGACGCCGCCGGCCGGTTGGCGGACTGTGCTTGGTGACGCGTAACGGCTTCGGCAATGCGGCGGCCGTCGAGATGAATGGTGGTGTTAACTTGCACGGTTTTTTTCGGCGTCGGCGCAACGGGATTGATTTCGTGGTGCGTCAGGCTGTAAAGCCAACCGCCGAGATTCCGTTCCTTGCCGTTGGTTAACCATTTCATTCCGGGATTAATCACGTGTTTGTTCAACCAGCCGCCGGTTTTCCAGCCCGCGTAGCCCGCGGCGGCAACCGCCGCGACCGGTAGCAAGACGTCGCTCGCCACGCCGGCGACGAGACGCATCGCGCCGCTGCGCGCTAATGCCGCGCCGCCGCGCAGCACGGTGCGCGATATAGCGCCGGATGACGCCGCCGCCCGCCGCGCCACCGCGCCGAGCCAACGCCCTCCTCCGGTCAACAGCCGCCCGGAGACCCGCGCCGCGCCGCGCGCGGCGTCGCCCAGCCAGCGCGCGGCGGCGCCGGACTTGCCGCGCAACCCGGTTGCCAGACGTTCGCCGCCTTTCATGGCGATTTGCCGCCAGCGGCCAAAACGCGCGCCGATGTCCGTTAGCCATCGCCCTAAGCGTGCCCCATCGCCGGAAAGAGAACCGAGGACGCTGCGCAATTTTCTCAGCGCGGTTATCGTGGCCAATATCTTGCCGCCGATGTCCAAGGCCGCCGACAGGCCGCCGAGGGTGATGGCGATAACTTCGGCAATGCGCGGATGCGCTTGGAGCCACCCCGACAAAGAGGCGAGCAGTCCGCTGAGCACGGTGGCGATTTTTTGGAATACCGGCACGAGAGGAAGGCCCAGCATGGCCTGCGTGTTTTTCCATTGGGCGCTGAGCGCCATTTGCGACGCCATGGGATCGGTTTGCCGCCAAGTCGGGTAGGCTCCCGCGCCCATGGCACGCGGAGCGGCGTTCCGGTTTTGCGCCGATTGCCGTAAAACCGGTAGATCGCAGCAGGTCAACGCGCTGCCCCCTTTCGCCGTTTGCGCGCCGCCGTTGGCGCGAACGCTGTCCGGGCTGGCGAGGATTTGCTGCAGCGCGTTCGCTTGCTGGATTGCCATCGCGGGTGTTCCCGCCGCGGCGCGGGCGTTGACAGCTTCGGCCATGCGGGCGGCTATTTGCTGGCCGCCACCCTCCGGCGCCGCCGCCATCAGCGCTTTGGTGCGCTCGACGATGGGCAGCAGGCACAACGCCATGGCGGTATTGCCCAGCCGCTGCCGCAAGACGGCGAGGTCGCCCAGGTTTTCCGCCGCCGTCGAGGTGGGTATTGCTTGGGTGTTGCGCCAGGCGGCGTCCTTGGCTTGCTGCATTTCCGCCGGCGAGAGTCCCAATTGTTTGAGTTGGACCAGCGCGTGGCGGTACGCTATTGCCGGCGCCAGCCAGCTCCCGATGGATTTAACGTCCGCATGTATGCTCTGGAACTGGTCGACCACGGATTGCAGCCGTTGGTTCGCGGCATGGAGGTGACGGCCAATCCGAAGCAAGCCGCCGCCGTGGTGCGATGCGCCAGCGGCGCTTTTATGGGCTTTAAACATAGGGTGTGTGGCTTTCGGGTTGTGGGCGTTGCGGCGAATGGCCGCGACGCGGCGCAAAAACGGTGAGCGCCACCAGCGGCACGCCGCCGTTTAAAGGCTGGGCGCACCCGCCGCCGGCGGCTTCCTCCGCCGCCCGCCGCGCCGCGAAGCGGGCGAGATGGTGAAATTCACGGATCATGAGGCTTCCTTTTCAAAGTCCATGGCGGCCCAGTCGAAGCGGGCGCCTCCCATCTCGGAGAAGATGATGCACCAGCCCGCCCGGGTCACGCTGTCGAGGGAAAAGGCAACGTCGAACGGAACGCCGTTTTTCACCAGCCACAGGCATTCCCGGATCGGCGCGGCGGTGGCTACTTTTTTAGCGCCGCCTGGTCCGCTTCGGCATCGGATTCGCCGAAATGCGCGCTGACGCCGTTCATGATGGCGCTGACGCCCGCTTCGTCGAGGCGCTGGATCAGGGCTTCGATTTCGCGCTTGCTCGCCGGCTGAAACACGGGATCGCCGTCGATGGCGGCGACGAAGATCAGCGGCAGCACCATGCTCATGTAGACGTCGTTTTTAGCGGCGTCTCCCAGTGCTTCGATGAGGCGGTATTGGGCAAGCACGCCGGGTTTTTTCAGCGTGATCCGCCGCCCGTTTTCGTCGCTGACGACGACTTCGGCATTCGCCTGGGCGATGATTTGTTCGCTGGGGTTGAGGGTGACGTTGACGTGCTCGCTCATTTACGCCACCTTTTCGCGGCGCGAGGCCATGAAGGCGATTTTCTGCTTGACGGTGCTGTCGCCTTTCCATGCGCCGGCGTCGTCCAGCTTAAGCAACACGCCGAGGTAACGGTATTGGCTCACCGCGCCCGAGGTTTCGGTGATGGTTTCGGTCAGGGTGCAGTTCGATTCGCTCTTGCCGGCGTAATAGTCGGCTTCGAGCTGCGCGAAGTAGTCGTCTACCATGCTGCCCTGGCGTTCGATCTCGAACGAACCGGACCAGCCGTCGTAGAAACGCACGTGCTGTGTGATGCCGTCCAGCCCTTTCACTTTATGATCGACCATGTCCGGTTTCGTCGTGAAACTGGTGATGAGGCCGAAGCGCAAGGGGCCTTCCGGCCCGACGATGTCCAGCGAAATATCGCGGCCCACCGAAAATCCATTAACTGACATAGTGTTCTCCTATTTAAACGTTTCCTACGGGAAATTTATTGGGTTTGCGTGGATTGGCGGGAAATTTGCACCGATTGGCCGCCTTCGACGTTAATCAGGAATTTCTCGATCACCGATAGGTAGATGACTTTGACGTCCGCTTGCAGGTAGCCCAGGGCAACGCGCGACATGGGGTTGTTGGCGGCGTCGATCTGGACGCTATAGGCCGAGCGGCCATTGACCGATCCGATCATGCCTTGCTGTTCCATGTTGGCGAGGAAGCTGCTGATGGTGGCGGCCGCGTTGCGGCGCACAGTTTCCGACTGCAATTGGCCAATGAATTTACCCATCCCGGAATTCAGGGTGTAGGCAATGTAGTTGGTCATGCGGGTGTAGTTGTCGCCATTGGTCACCGCGTTGCTGCTGGTGTTGTGACCGATGCGCACGGCGTAGACGTTGCCGTAGGGCGCGGGGTTGGCGATCACATCGATGCCCGCTTGCGCCAATTGCCCCAGTTCCGCCGTGGAGTAGGTGAGGTTCTGGCTGGATTTCTGGGTGCCGACGATGCCGTAAAGCGGTTTATTCAAGCTGGATTGCTCCGGTGACAGGTTGGCGAGCCGGCCGGCGGCGAACCCTTGGGGAGAAATCAGCCGGATTTGGCCGTTCACGGTGTCGTTGAAGTAGCACCAGTCGCCAAACAGGAGTTTCATGGCGTAGGAGTCGATGCCCGCCGTGCTCTTGGCGGTGATGGCGTTGCTAATGGTGTCGCCCACCGGGCCGGTTGCAACCATGTAGACGCCTTCGGACAGGCCAAAAGCGACTTGCAGCGACCAGGTGGTCGCGTCGTCGCAATCGGTCAGCATGGCGATGCTGGCCAGGGTGCCGCGCAAGGCGTACATGCCGCTGCGCGGTGTGATGTCGGAGCCAACCAAGGTCGCGCCGGTGATGGTGGCGGCCCCGTCGGCGCCGCCCACTAGGGTTTGGGTCACCAGCGCCGGTGCATCGACGGACGCCGTAGCGGCGGCCACGATGATTTCGGAAGGCCCGCGCAAGCCGGATTGGCCGAGGTTGATGGCGTCCGCCATGTTGACCCACAAGGCGTTGCCGGTACCGCCGATATTGTCGAAGGTTTCGGTGACGCGGCCAGACATGGCGACGCTGATTTTGTAGGTGCTGGGCTGGGTGCCCGCGCCGAGGGTCACTTGGATGCTGTCGCCCAGGCTGCCGGTGTATTTGCTGGTGACGGTCAGGCCGGTGGCCGGTGTCGTGGCGGTATCCAATAGCGCGGTGCTGGCCGCCGTGTCGGTGCCGTCGGTGACGCGCACGCAGCGGAAGTTGTTCGCCCCTTGAATCACGGCGGCGGCAATGGCCGTGCCCATGTCGTATTTACGCGCTTGGATGGGACCGAACAGGTGCGCGTAGTCGGACATATTGCCGATGGTAACGGGCGCGTTGACCGGCCCCCAGGTGGCGGTGCCGACCATGCCGAGAATGTTGGTGGGCAAACCGTTGAGCAGTGTGATCTGCGGTGGAACGATTTGAACGTAAACGTCCGGCACGATTAGGGCCGTGGTGTTGATGGCGCCTTGCTGGCTAACTGGCATAACTCCCCTCCGGGTCAATAAAAAAGCCGCCTGACGGCGGCTTGGATTAGGTTAAATGGAAAACTACTGGGTTTTGGCCGCTGGCCTCGCTATGCGCGCCTGCACCTTTTGGCCGGAATATTCGGCGGCTAACATGGGTTGACCTCTTTCGAGATCATCGATGATTTTTCCCTGTTCGTCGCCGCCGAACGGTTCAATAACGAGGGGGGCGATTGACATAGGCGCGGCCTCCTTAGTAGTAAGTGGTTGATATGATGTCATATTGGCTTGCCCCATCGACTTTTACCCCGACATTGAGCTGGTCTTGGGTAATGGCGGTGTCATCCGCCGTCTGGGTCGTCGCGTATTCGACGCTGTAAATGAAGTCGCGCTGAAATAGCCGGGGCTTTTGCTGCTGGTCGGAAACCGGGCTGCCTTGATAGATCAGCCGGGCCGCCATGCCATCCGTTAGGGTGAGGAATTTCATCGCGGCCAGCGCCACATCCATTGGCTGCGCCACGGCGTCCCGGTGGGACGGGGTGTCGGACCAGACGGTGAGCTGGAAGTGACGGACTTGACGGCGGATTTCACGAATGCTGACGCCATGGCCGCCGACGCGGGCGACTAGGTCATGGGCGTCCGCCGGCAAGGTGACGACCGCCCCGCTGCTGACGGTGCCCGGAATGTCCACCGCGATTAACGCCGCTAACGCCGTGGCGACGCCGCCTAGGGTGTCGCCGCCTTGCAGGGCGTAGACATAGGGCTGGCCATTGGCCAGCATGACCGCGTTTTGCGGAATGGCGATCGCGCCACCGACGGTCACGGTTTGGCCGCTGACCGTCAAGGTCAGAGTCGGCGGCGTGACGCTCAAGGTTTGCCAATCCGCCGGAAAGCGGGTGGTGTTGCGCTCTTCATCGCGCGGGAAAACCGTGACATGGGTAATGCCCGCCGCTAAGTCGGCATCCAGCGACGCCGGCACCGGCCAGCCGGCGTAGACCCGGCACGGTACGCCCGCGGCGCTGGGCTGCGCCGTGCCGGCGGGATAAAGCGCTTGCGCCGTTACGGCGACTAAGGCGTTTTGCACATCGGATAAATCGGCCATGGTCAGACTTCCAGCCGCTCGCATAGGCATTGATAGCCGAGAGCGGTCCAATAAGCGGCGGCAATTTGGTAACGCGCGCCTTGATCGTCAGTGATGATGTCGCGCTCGGCCACCGTGCCGTTAGGCAGGTTGAAGAAGATTCGCCATTGCGGCGCATTGGCGGCGTCACCGGGCAATGTTCGCGCAAGTTTGCGCTTGGCTTTTATTTGCTGTATCGATGCCGCGACAGCAGACGCCACGGCGCTTTCCGCCGATGGCAGCAATGCGCCGTAACTGACCGCGCCGACGCCGCTCGGCCCGCTGGGCCGGGTCACGCCAATGGTTCTGGGATAAACGAAGCTCATAAGACGATCCGGCGGTAAGGATTCAGCATGGCGCAGATGTCCGCGTCCAGCAGGGTGTCGGCGAACCGTTCCATCTGGGTATCGCCGGCGCGCAAGATTTTCGTATTGCCCGCCAGCGGCGCTTGAATCGCGGCGGTGACTAAATTAGCGCAGGCTTGTTTGACAGCGGCGGGCAGCGATGCATATTGCCAGCCGGCAACGAAGGTGACGCGCAAATCGCCGCCCGACAGGGTCACGCCGTCCAGCCATACCCGGCCGTCCGCTTCGAAGCTAAAACCGGTGAGCGCTTGCCACGCGCCGGTGATGCGTTCCTCGACGCTGATGACTTGCACGAGCGGCCAATAGGAGACGGCGACATAACCGCTAGTGGACGACGGCATCAGCTCCACCAGCGGCGCTCCCGTCTCGGTCATGGTAATGGGGACGCTGGTGCCGTCCACGTCGTATAAACAACCGGCCGGCCGTTGCACAAAGCCGTCGATCGCCGTGCTGGCGGCGATCACCTGGGCGGCGGTGGTCGTCGCGGGCAAGCCGTAGACGGTATATTCGGTAGGGTCCAGGTAAACGGGGTTCATGAATCTTTGTCCTTAATAGCGCATGGCGCGCGCAAACCGCGCCAGCGTCATGCCATGTCGAGAATCACGCCGGCGGCGTCCGTTGAAAACGGCTTTTGCGTCGTGGAAACAGACACCCCGCCATCGGCGGAACGCAGCGCTTGCTAAAACGGAATGCCTACGGTGTGGCGTCCGGCCCTTCCGCGAAGAACGGAGCGACCGCAAACAAAAACGCCCGGCGAGGAAGGCCGGGCGTTTGGTCTCAAGAGAAAACCAGCAACAGAATCGTTGGCTTTCCTTGCGAATGCGCAATCCATAAAAAAAGCCGCGCTTCGCTTTGCCAGCAAAACCGCAGCCTATGTATAATACTTCTACAGCGGTTCCGGGTGGCTGTCAAGCAATTGATGCAAGATCATGGCCTGCTCCAGCACCGCAATCGTTTTATAATGCAATGCATCCATAATATCAAAGGCTTGCCTGCGCAAATCCAGCGCGGTCGCCTTGCGGCAGGCCAAATCGTAACGAATCGCGGAGATGCCAATGCGCTCGCCACAGTAGGCGCGAACCAGTTTGGCAACGCCCCGCCGGTAATACGCGCCGCTGCCCAACCGGCCGACGAGATAGGTGACCACGGCGTCAAGCCCCGCAGAATCCCGCCCGTACTGTACGGTCAGGTAGGCGTTTTCGAGAGGATTCAATACCCGCTCGGCCAAGGAAAAAATTAACGCCGCCTGCGCATGGCGCTCGTAGCCGCTGAGGCCAGTCGTGCGGGTCTGCGTCCCGCCGTGCGCCAACGCGGTCAATTGTGTTCTCGCGACAATCGGCATCGCACGGGTTAAATATGCCCAACGCAGCGCATGTTCGGCACTGCGGAAAATTGGCTGTTCATTTCCTATCATACGGTGCTCCCGGCGAAAAAATTATGAAAACGCGCCTTGCCGCAAGACAAGGAGAAAATACGGGACTAACACCATTCCCCGAAAAGATCGCCTTGCCTGACTGGCAATTGAACCGGATGGATCGACCGCCCGGTAATCGTACAACGACGCACCGGCGCTTGCTCTAAACGATGCGCTGCTTTTAGCTCGTTCACCCGCCCGGCCACGGCGTTAATCTGAATGCCCGTAATGGCGACCAGCTCTTGCAGCGAATAATCCCGGCCGGCGCGCATCGACCCCAGTAAGCGCGCTTGCTGGGTCTCCAGCCCACCCTCGCGGCGGAGATGCCGATAGGCCTCTAAACTACTGTCTGCTACCAAGACTTTCATTGCCTTGCTCCTTTCGTTTCGCTGTGATCTTGTATCCGCGGCGGCCGCCAAAAAATAGACGTCCCCCTTCCCTCTTATTCATGACGGAAATTTCTGGCCCGCCATACGCCAATACCCTGCGCGGCCGCCTCGGTGAATTCCCGTGGCCGACGACATGACCGCGCCGTTTACTGCCCCAGTCATTCGGGTTGCGGAACGGCCATTCCAGCCGATGAAAATATGTATCGCATCCTGCAACCCCATCTCGCTGTTTGTTCATCCCGCGAACCCGGCTGTTTATTGCCGTCACCGCGCCGGCAGGCCTGGAATATCTGCACCCGGCGCCTGCGCGCGCCCTCGCGCCGAGCAATACGTTTGTCCCATCGGCTGGACAAACCCACCTTGCGCGGAACGGTATCGAGAGACGGCCGAACGAACCATGCAGAGTGGCGATCCCACCCGCGTCGACGATGACTTTCCGTTCGAAATCAGATGGTTGACGGCGCATTGGATCAAAACACGTACACCCGCTTCCGTGCCGTAGCGCAAGCATCCAAAACCTCCCGGCACTCTCGGCAAACCTGACGACCACCATCCCACACACCTCGCTAAATAGCGTCCAACGGATCATCAGCCGGTTCGTCGCGTGCATCCGGCTTAACCCGCTTGCGGTAACTTTCCCAATCGAAAACCAGCAATCTCCCGCCATTCTCCCGCAAACGGTCAAACGCCCGTTCGCCGAGCGCCTCGGCCAACGCCTCCTTCGCCAAATTGCTAATCACGAGCGTGGGACGAATGTTCTCGTAGCGGCGATTAATCATCTCGAACAAAATCAGTTTTTCGGTATCCGAACCAAACTGGACCCCGACCTCGTCGAGAATGAGCAAATCAGGATTAACGAAATACGCGATGGCTTCCCGTTCGGTACGCTCGCTATAACGTGAATAAGTCTCCTTGACGCAACGCACCGCCGCCATTACCGAAGTAAATACTGCGCTATAGCCCTGCTGTATCACGGCGTTGGCAATGCCTGTCGCCAGATGCGTCTTGCCGGTCCCCGCGGTGCCGCAAAAAATCAATGACGTGCCCTCCTTCAACCGGCGGGGAAAATGCGCGACATAATCGGCTGCCACCGCCAGCACCCGCCCCTGACCTTCCTGTTCAACGGCGAAATTACCAAGCGTTCGGCTATGAAACCGCCGAGGAATGCCCGCGTGCCCGAAAAGCCGTAAAATCGTGGCTTCACGCTGTTGGGCCAAGCGCTGCGTCTGCTGCCTGGCGCACTCATCCCGGTGTTGCTCATCCCGGCACCGCACGCACGCCGACCACCCCCAATGGAAGCGCTGCGCAGTGTAAACGCCATGCTTGGCACAGGTTTGCACCTTCACCTCCAGCGGATTAAAAACGTCCATCGGGGGCAACGCCTGCGTGATAGTCTTGTTTTTCAAAATTTCCATCATTGAATCGGGGCGCCGCCTTAGCCAATCGTTTCTGAACAGGCGACCCTTGTTGCTGCCGCGAACCCATGCGCTGCCCTTTGCCATGCGCCGCCAATTCCTCCACAAATCCGCCGTAATACACCGGATTTGCCGGTGGCGAACCCCGTTTGGCATCGGCGGTATCGCAAGCATGCCCCACTAAATCCACCGATAACGCTTGTGCGATCCACTGCCGAAACAATCCAGCCAATTTGATATTGCCTCGCACCTTGTGGGACGGAAATCCACGATGAATGAAAAACGCCTCCCACTCGGCAGGCGTTTGTGGAACCGATGGAGATACGGCGCATTCGTTTTCCTTCATCGCGACGGGTGGATAGGGAATGGAAGGTGTGATTGTGGTTGTCGGTGCAATTGCAGTTGCAATTGCCGGCGCGCTGACGGGTGGTTGCATGGACGCCGACGCGTGGCGTTTCTTTGCCGCAGCACGGCGTTTTCCGCTTATTTCCAACGCCTTAGCAATTTCTTCATCCGCGCGCCTATTGTGATAACCGTCTGCCTCAAGAATGAAAAATTGCTGGACAACGATCAGCACCGCTTCTTTTTCTTCGTCCGCAACCGCCCTGCAAATGCGCTGCAATTGTTCTGCAATAGCAGGCAATGGCTTGCGTGTTGCATAGTAATGATCGAGCAAGCGGCGATAGGCGCCATCTTCGACTAAGGAAAGATGGCCGGTATCCCGCATGTAGTCGCCGTAATACCAAGAAACCCACGCATTAACCAT